ATTGATCTCGCCCATCGTCCGGATACCAAGAAGTAATCTTTCTATTTTCCTGATTGGATCGGTAGCCCCGATACCAACGTTGACGCCTACCGTCATTTCGTAGCGAAGCAATTCGTCCATTTCCCCCACGCCAAACCTCTGAAACTCTCCGCCCTGCTGGTTTGAATCCTGTTCTGCCTTATTGGTCGCAACAGTTAAAATAGTATCATCCGTTTCGTAGTACTGTTCCAACCTGACCAACTGCATCAATACAGGTTCTATCCAAGTCTCTGCAAATACCCTGACCATGTACTCCATCTGGGCATTGGCCTGCCCAGACAACATCTCCATGCCGCCAACCGTTTCATTCATCATACGGTTGGTTTGGACAGTTCCTTGAGAGAAGTTGCCAGCAATGTCGTCAAAATCAACGTTCAACCTGTCCTGCTCTTCATAGGAACTCGCGGTAACGTCCGGGGTGTTGACGACATGCACATCTGTCATTGGGTCATCCATCATCACTGAGCCGCCGGGGACACTTCTCTTCAGTGCGTTGATGTCGATGTTTGCACTTCTTCGGATGTGGTAGCGTTTGTTGAGGACTAATTGAACGTTATCCGACCGCTGGTTTGCGATATCGTTAGCGGCTGTCTGTAAGTCCTCCGTCATCTCAACAAGAGAAGACGGATAGCACTTATGCGCCTCTATGTTCGAGGTACCCATTACATACGGGCGCTCCCCGTTCCTCAGATGTGGGTATACCTCTTGCAATGGCTTGGGATCAGTCAGCATATGCAATGTGCCTGCCGTATAAAACAACCAATCCTTTCCATTCTTTCGAATGATATTCTTATGTATGAAGACGGTGGTGTACTCAGAAATCTCGTTTACCCTGTCCGCCAACGGGTCTTGCCTTTTGCCCTGACGTGTTTGGCGTGTCGAGTCGAACTCACTCCTCTTCGACGCCTCCAACAGTTCACCGATCTTCAGACTTTTCCATTTAGGCTCTTCAGTCTTTGGATCAATTTCAGTCATCCGTTCCAGTACATCGTGGATGTACATCGGTATTATTTCGATAACAAACGGTGAAGAGCCAACTGGATCGCTCCAATCTGCGGCGGCATCTATACGGAAGTTTTCAGCCGCGACTAAGCGTATATCCGGTTTGTCTTTAACAATCGTTGTCTCATCGCGGGAAGATTGTGCCTCACTGCCGTCCTCATTCAGGACAACGTTCCCATTGTCGTCGAATAAAGGCTCCTTGATCTTCGTCTTTTCTTCTTTATATTCCCAGTTCTGATGGGACACCACTGTACCGAAAACCAATGCTTCCTGATAAGCGGCAACCAGTGTCTGGAACCATGGTATGGTCTTTGTTAGTCGATACTGAAGAAGGTGTTTCAGAATATCCGCCGATGCTCTCTGGCTTGGGTCGGCATCATTTACAGGATAAACAGAAACAACATCTTCAGTGGCGAAAAACGCGGAGGCTACTGCGGCTTCATTAGTTCGTATAGCAGACTTTGTTTTCGGACGAAACAATCTCGACCTATGCGTGTACTGTTGCGTGTGGTACTTTGATCCCGAAGGATGATCTGACTGGAACAGGGAGATATTTCTCTCCCACTGCTTCCTGTAATTAGAGTCTAAATAAGACGTAGATGCCCTATAAGCATCACTCGCCAACTTCAACCAAGGCGATCTTTCTAAATCTTTATTAAGAGGGGCTTCTTCATTCATCGAATTTTACTTCATCCATGACATCTCTTTTAAGAGATTGGAGTTCTTGTTCATTCGCCCTGCCTCTTGTTACTTTGGCTCGCTCAAGCAATTCGCCAGCCCAACGCATAATATTTTTATATTCTGGGTCGATGTCAGTAACCCTTATCCACATACCGTACTTAGAGGAAAGACCTTCATTCCATATCGCAAGCATGGAGTAATCATTGCTTGGGCCAACCGCCCAAAGGTGTCCGGGGTAATGTTTGTATAGAACGTCGGCAACATTCTTTACGAGCGAAGTTACCGACGCTTCCTTGAGCATCCCCCGTTTATGGGTATCAACAATAACTTTCATGCAAGATGCTGGTAAAGTGAAACAACAAGTATGACTGCAACGATGCCACTAAAAATCCAATTCTTCTTCACCCACTCAACTATGCGATCCATATTCACCTCTTGGGGCCATACGGCCTGTTAGGATTTTCGTAAAGTTTTCTTTTCTTGAAGTCGTAAACTAGGATTGGTTGTTCCGCACCGGCTTGCTTATCAACCATTTCCTTCCAAGAATATTTTCGTTCCTTAACTTTCATTCAGTGAATTACCCTCTCTTCTTGCTTGTAGTGCATTGCATCAACAGTGTCCTGAACAACCTGACACAATAAATCTGTTAGAGCGCGCGTGATATCCAGTTCCGCCAACTCATCTTTGGGGACGGTTGTAAAATTAGACAAAAACATAAGCGCCACATGCTCCGGGCTGTTATTAATGTTCAATTCCTCCATCTCAATAAGACGGAACTGCTTCCGGCTCAAGGTCGTCGCCAAATATTGTTTGCGGAGGGGACGCTTGAATGTCGTATATGCGGGACATTGCATCCATCATGTCAACATGAACAGCGGGAAAAAGGTTGTACTCATTGTCAATCATCCTTTGCGTTACATCGTAAATTCTGCCGTTCTCATCTTTTTGCTTTATTGGTCTTGCAATAAGAGTTGCCTCACCAATTTCGAACGCCTTTCTCTGTCGCTTTGTAAGTTGATCTGTAGAAGGGGCCAAGAAGAAGCGCCAGTTCTCAAAGTCAGGCTGTAGTCGTTGTACTCGATCCCGTTTAGAACCCGGCCCTTCTCTTGGCCATGCTAGTTCCTCGATGGGGAAATAATTGCTCTCGATACGCATCATTTCCTTGAAATGTTCTATATCCGAATCCTTCCCGTAACGTTCGTAACCGACCTTTACAACTTGCACACCCGGTTGGCGCACCCATTTATCCCTTATCTTCCTTAAAGTATTCCACCGCTCTTTCAAATTCATTCGATGGCAAATGCCATCCAGCATATATTTGTTAAAAGCATGGTCAACACCGATAACGGCTATAGCCGTCCTATCTGAAGACTGTTTTTTAGAATGCGCCGGATCGCACAATATGTATATATTCAGTATTCTCGGTCTTAGTTCTATGCGTCGAATCCATTCAGGATCGAAAACTTGCTCGGACCCCGCTATGGGGTTCTGTAACATTTGACAGGCCAGCACATACTGCCCCATCGAGGATTTTTTCTTATCCCATTCTGCTTCTGTGAGGAGAACGGGTTTTCCATCAGGGGTGCCTGAATCGGTCGCAGGATAAATGCGTACCTCAGTACCCCTCTCTATCAGTTCGCGGTAGGTGTCCGCGTAGTGGTATCGCGTGCCTATGTACCACTCCCTGTTCTGCCCACCAGAAAGGTTTTGCGACAGGTCTAATGCTTCTGTCGTCTTTGCAATCTGGTCAGGTGTGTTGACGGAGTCTCTCGTGACAACGTCATCATAAATTCTTAAATCATAGTGGCGGGAAATTGGTTGCCCGTCCACAAGCCCCCACGCTTCTACAGTCGCTTCCTTTGGGTTTGAATCACGCTTGACTATGATCCCAGAGTCTTCACTCCACTGCGGTGAATCCTGCCGTGGGTTTTTGTAACAGACATCTGGAAACAACTCTCTGAGAAATTCGTTTATTTCAAACTCACGTTTGATCTGCTTCAGGAACCCCTTTGCAATAGGACGGGTATGGGAAAAAATCCCTATTGTCATGTTGGGGTTGCGAAGTATTTCCTGAATGGTCCCCGCGTAAGTAATCAAAGTGGACTTGTAATGACCCCTAGCCCACAGATCGAGAACCCCATCGGGTTCATTCTCAACTTCTCTGCAACGATCATAAAGCCAAGGATTGACAGCATCCTTTCTATTGAGGATTACGATCAGGAGAAACCATCTATCGAATTTAGCCAGTTCCCTTATCAGGTCCACATCGTAATTCTTCTCAAGAAGATTCTTGTAGAATGTACCAGCCTGCTCAAGTGTTGCTTTGGGGAGGTACTCCTTAGTGCGCTCAATAAATTGATCGCGGCTTAACTTAGCCTTTCCCGGCAACTTTCCTTTTCCCCTTTCTAGTCCACGTTTGGTAATCGGCGGGAGAGAATTTTCCTGTATATCTGGTTCCAGATTTACTCTGGGTCGGCTCCTTCGAGACCTTATTCTTAGGAGTCACTTTAAGTGAGGAAGTCCCCCTCTTAGATAAGGAAGAGTATTGTTTTTTGAATTTTTCTGAAAAAGCCATTATCTGTCGCTTTCAAAAGTGTTGGGGTCATAACCCGGCTTACCCGGCAACTTACCCATGCGATCCCTTCTAGCTACTACGATATCTTTACGAGTCGCTGCTGGATCATTGGACGCATAGTTACTGCCTTCTACCGCCCGTATAAACTGCTTGGCAACTGCGCCCACTGTTTGGGCGTGGCCTGTCTTTTCAAGATTTGGAATCCATACCTCGTCAGCACGGTTAGCCGCAATATCTTTCCAGTATCCGGGGTCTGTATTGGTGTAATCAATGGCCTTGGGGCCGTCATCGTCATCACCCGCTGGTGCTGGACCGCCTGTGCCGTCCGGATATTTCAGTGGATCGACCTTAGTCGGCTCGAACGGCAACGTCACGTCGCTTGGCGTGATGTCATCTGTCTTGACCGGTTCTGGTTCTGGCTGTTTGAATCGATCCCAATATGACCAATCTATTTTCATACCCGGCGGCATATTAAAAGTAAATCTCATCACGCCTGCGGTACGTGCAGCGGATGGGTTGGGATAGGCTTTGCCGGTGTTAGGGTCATACACAACAACATTGATATCAGTAGGAGTGGATCGGGCATACGCGCCCGGTCTGGTTCCAATCGTCTTTTTTATGATGGGGCTGGAAGTCGTCAGTCCTGATGCAGTCGCGGCAAGGCGACGATTCCTAGACTCTTCGCGCATCTTCGCGATTCGGTTAAGAAAATCTACGGAAATCATTGCTGCGGCCCTGCATCTGCTTTGGCCAGTGTTTCATCCCAACTTTCCTGTATGTTATTTATCGCCTTCTCGGTAGAGTCTTCCATCTTGGAGCCAACCCTGAGAACGCCAAGCAGGGCTTGGGTGGCCGGATCAAATTCCGCTTCGCCCGTGTTCCCCGGAGCAGAAGGACGCCCGCCAATAAGTGATCCTGTTTGACCAGCGCTGGTTACGGCTGGAGTTTCACCGACATCCTGACCAGTGACCAACCCCGGACCAATGTCTTTAGTCCTTTTCTTTCCCTTGTACCCTATATTCTTACCGGCTGGAGCAATATTTATAGCCATTATTTCATCGACCTATTCATTGACTTCGACATAACCCTGAGATTCTTGGCTCGATTGTCCTTGGGGTTTTTATTTGCATGATGTATATCCTTTCCATCACCCTTCCGAACGCGACCGAGTTTTGCAAGTTTCCGTCGCGCCTTATTCCTTGAACTCCTCTCGGCAACTGCTTTAGGGGAAGAGTGGAATTTTTTATATTCCCGCTTGTAATTGCGTGGTGTACCACCGCCTGTTTTATATTCACTGGGTGTTCTTGCCCGGATCAGAC